AAAAACATTAATTTCAATGTCATTGTTTATTGAAGAATTAGGCACTGTTAGATCATTTACCACGTAGACTGAAATTGTTCCATTTCCATAATTCAAATTTGCTGAATCATAAGTCAACGGGTCTAAAACCCTGTACATATCAGACGGTGATGAAAAACCGGGCTGGATGTGTTCTCGATACGGAGTGGCCTGCCCCCATCCAGCGGTTATTTCAAAATCTGTATTATCACTAATATCCACAATTGTGGTATACGCAGTGTTATATTCAGATAAACCGCTAGGAGGCGTGCCACTCGGATCGTACACAATTTTCAATCGCCCTTTGTGATACTTACTACACACAATCTGAAAACGATATTTCAAAGATCCTCTCCAGTACTTGAAAGGCATAGCTGCAAAACAAACTGCAGGAAAATGCATCTCACGAGATAAACCCAATCCAGGCAATCCGGCATATGTAAAAACACATGGATCAACAACACAATTCCATAACAATGACTCTGTATTGGCTCCAACTTGCCAAGAAAACGTGGTAAGATAACTCTCGCGCTTTGCAATATATCCTATTGACAATTCGTCGACTGTGCCAAGCCCCACTGTGCGTGGGTCTATAGACAATTCCTGTTTCGCATCGACTGACAACTTATTACTATCATTTTGCTGGTTCGTTGTCGCAATATTCGGTACTGCGACACGTCGTACTAACTGACTTTCCAATCTGACAGGTGAACTGTACCCAAACAAGCCGGCTATTTTCGCCAAGGCTCGAGCTCCAATCTCTGTAGCTTTTGCGAAAGGTGTCAAAATTGGCACCATTGACATCGCTGCAGCAACATTTGCCAACGTTGTGGCGGGTTTGGATATGGGTCCTTGACCATATTCATCAGCCTGGGGCACAATTGAACTGGGTTCCATGTGAGTGGGAATACCGAAACGCACATCCTCTGCCCATGCAAACACATTTACGGTGACATTATCAGTCGCGCCATTTGCATGTTTCAAAGGGTTAATGCTGTGCAATATAATTCGTCCCATTGTACGCCAGTCCGCACGCGTAATATCCCACACATTCAAGGGAGTGAAAAATGGTAATACCAATTCTCCCCCCTGCGAATTCGTGGGATCCAAGTATACGTGCGGTTTTTGACTGGCACCAACGACATCTGCCTGAATAAACAATCTATCAACTGTCAATGCATCGTCCTGATGCAATGGCGTGTAAGATGCTATCGCGCGACCATAGTGAAAAGCATTTCCATTAATCGTAAACTTTAAGTGCAAACGAGCTCTCATAAGTTTATAATTGGAAATACGATTTATCACACGTGGGTTCTCAAAAAACAATTGCCATGGTAAAATGGGTTCATACAACGTACTACCTACAGTCCAAGGAAATGATCCTATAAGAATGGGTCGCCGGAAAAAATCATCCAGCGTGGCATCTTGCATCAAAGGTGCATCACGAATGTGATCAATATTAGATTCAACTTCCTGCATGTATCCTGGATGTGTGTCAACAAATTTGACGTTCTGCTCCAAAATTTCACCTGCAGGGACTGAATCATTAAACTCATCCGACTGTGGTTGCACTTCCTGACTTTCAACTCTCCTCCTCTTTTCCAACCAGTCTGTTCCAATTGCATAAATCACGTAAACCGTGATTGCTCCTAGAACGTTTGTCATTGAATAGAACAAACTGGTTGTCGCACAATCTAGTGCTTGTGGACTTACTTTATCCACCGGTGTTGGTCGGGCACTTCCCGACAAAGTCCGCTTAAGACACGGAAACTCATATAAATTAAAACTAAAAGGAAAAAACAACTTTTATGCATATGTACAAATGCAAACGTGCAAACGAATAAATGTGAAACATGTAAATATAAAGCCTTTATTGTACAAATTATGGTATCCAATATATTACAAAATTTTAGGGTCATCGAATCTTCACACACGATCAATGACCATCATACTTTTCCTTCCAAATGGCGACACGGTCGTCAAATGTTAGGCGGACTGCTTTTGGCACAAA